TCTGTAGTGGTGACAGTCCATCCGGTGGACGCCTTGATGATAGTTCCGCCGCCACCGCATCCAGACCCGTACATCATTTGCCCGCCAGATGTCATGGTCAGTACGCTGGTTGTGATGTAGGTGCCTTCCGGCACAAACACACTGTAGCCCGCGGCGATTGCCGCCAAAAACGCCGCAGTATCGTCCGTAGAGCCGTCGCCCTTTGCGCCAAACCAACGGACGTTTACGTCGCCGTCGAACAGCCGTTTCCACCGACCGGTAGCGGCGGCGGTCGCCTTGACCACAAGACCGCCGTCATCGGCTGCGGTGCTGGCAGCGTCCCACCAGAACGGATCACCACCGCCGTCGCCGGAGGTGTAGTACCCAAGCACCTGGATCACCTCCCCTGCGGCGAGGCCGTACACTCCGCGCAGGTTGGCCACACTGGTCACTTGCGACCCGGAAGATGCGCCGATGTCGTCACGCTGCCACTGGAGCGTACCCAGGGCGTTCTCCAACCGGAAGCGGTACTTGTAATCACCATCCAACCACACATCAGCGTAGCCCTCTGCATCGAGGATTACGGGGTTGGTGTTGGCCGTGCCGGTGGAGTTGCTGTAGGTGGCCTTCGGCGTGGAAGTCCCTGTCAGGTAGGTGTGAATCTTCCCGCCTGCCAGAGGGTTGCCGTTGGCGTCCATGAACCGCACTCGCGGCCATTGGGTTAGAGCCTTACTCATCTTTCTTTCTCCGGTTGGGCAAAGACTCGGTTCCCTGAGCAGCGGCGCTCATGGCGGGGACGTTGTTCAGTCCTTGTAAAATGCGAGAATACAGGGGCGCGTTGAACTGCTCAAGGATGTCGGCCATGACGTTTGGCTTGGTGGCTGCTTCGGCGTAGAGCCGTTGCATGGCCTTGTTGCCCGACACCAGCGGCCCGCGCATCAGCGCCTGCCCCGCTTGGTCAGCCGCCAGGCTTGGCCGGTGCGCTGCCGCCGAGATCGCCGAGCGCAGCATCGACCCGCTGACCGGCGTTCTGCCGAGCCTTGCGGGCGTATGCTCCAACAACTTGGCGTCACGGTGCGCGTCACGGGCCACCGCCTTCAGTCTTGCAAGCGCATCTGCGCCGTAGACGCCCTTGATCAGGGACTGGTTAGCGGGAAGCTCCAGGAAGGCGGCCAGCTTGCCCGCGCCGCCCTTGGCTACATCCGCCATGTGGTTGACGAGTGCTGTCATCGTCTGAGCATGCAGGGCTGGGTCACTCTTCACCCGGTTGATAAGCGCCGGGAGATCGGCCTGCCGGGTGTTGGCACTGAGCAGCGCATCCAGTTGCACCTCGGGGTCGTTACGGTTGGCGAAGAACCGGGTTGGGGATTCCGCCTTGAACGTGTCCGCTTGGCTCCGCAACTCCTTAGCCTTGGCCAGCGCATGCGCGGCGTCCTTCTGGGCCTTGAGCAGGTCAGCCTTCACGCTGGGCAGCGCATCCAGCGCCGTGCGGTTGTCGCGCATGAACTTGAAGTGCGCCCTCTCCCACGCAGCCCCTGGGGTACCGCCGGGCGCGACAGCCGCAGCCCACCGGGCCTTCAGGTGGTCGGCCACGGCCTTCATCACTGCCGGGTTGTTCTTGAACTGGGCCAGCAACTGCTTCGCGCCAGACTCGTTGGCGAGGAACCGTGCGGCCACCTGTTCGGGCTTGGCTTGCCACAGGGCATTGCCCTGCCGGTCGAGAGCCAGCGCCTCCCCGGAGAGATTACCGCGCACTTTGCCGATCTCGCCTTTGTAGTCTGCGCGGGCCTTTGCATACTGGGCGGCAGCGGCGGGGTCGAACTTGCCTGCCTTCATGCCAGCTGCAACGCCGTCGTCCACCATTGCGATGAGCTTGGTCAGGCCCGCAGCCGCTTGCTTGTCGGCATTGGGGCCGGATGCCACCTTCCGCAGGGTGTTGGTCAGGTGCGACCGGATGACCTTGAGGTCGGCGTAGGGGACGCTGAACGTCGTCGGCATCTCGACCAACGGGGTTTTCTTCCCCGTGTAAGGGTTGGTCACCCCTCCGGTTTGCTTGGGCAGAGGATCAACCTTGTTCAGGACTCGGGACACCTTGCCCGCCGTGTCCTGCAAATCCTTGGGGATGAGCGTCCGGTGGCCGTTGTAGAACGCTGCGACATCCTGCTCAAAGTTGCGGGGCAGTAGAGCGCGAGACTTCCCAGCCGGGTCTATCACCTCTGGCTTGAATACGGTGCTGAACTTGCCGCTGATGGCCTTCGCCATATTGTCCAGCGCCTCGCCGATGGTGGTTCCCAGGGCTGCCGGGGATGCAGCAGGGCCGATGTCGCGGGTGGCGATGATACGTTCCGCTTCCGCCGCCTTCTCAGCAGCCTTGGTCTCCAAATGTGTTACCTTGGCTTCGTGCTGCTGGGCCATGCTGCCTGCCATCTGGGGACGGGCCTCTCCGGGGACGGTACGCGCTCCCTCCGCTCCGATATTGGCAGCACGAGCACTCGCGTTGCGCTCCAGCGCCTGCGTCACGGCAGACCCTTCCGGGGTTGCCTCCCGCGACAGGGCGGAAGTCACTTGGCTCATCAGCCGGGGGCCGTGCGCCGGGAGCGTCTCCTCCAGGATGGAGCCGGTGAGCGGGGTCGCACCCGGTACAACTGCCTCCGGGTTGCGGAGGGCCGCGACGGCTTTGTCCACCGGAACCTTGGCCGAGGCCAGATCGTCCGTCACTTGGCTACCCAACTTGCGAGTGCGACCCTCTTCCGTGAGGACACCCATGCGGCCCTTGGCGGCGTTGAACGCCATCGGCGTCATTACGGACGCCAGAAGGCCCAGCAGCGGGCTGTCCGTAGCGTCGGTGACGCCTTGCCCAACGGCGGCAGAGGTTCCGCCGAGAGCGAGGTTGCCAGCCGTCCCACGCAAGCCCCCCTGAATTCCGCCACCCGCCAGGATGAACGGCGCAGCGCGTACGCCCGCGCCGAGCAGCTTGCCGCCGTAGCTGGTGGGGTCAGCGACGTTGAGGTTGCTGTCCACCGCATTGATGCGGGCAGGCTCCATGAGCGGGGTGTCGCCACCGGGGTAGTACTTGGAGTACATCTCCCCCGCTGCCGTGCCGCCGGTTATGGCGTCATACGCCATCGGGCCGAGTGCGGGGGCAATGCGGGCCAAGTTGATCAGGTTGGGGCCGACAGCCAGCAGGGCGTTGGGGATGTCCTCAACGCCGCGCAGCAGTTGGCCGGTCTTGTAGCCCAGCTCCGGGCGGGTGTCCACCGGAATGGGAGGCGCAGAGGACAGGTTAAAAGCCGACTCTTGGGCAGGAGGCTTCTGTGGCGCACCGTACTTGTTGGCGATATAAGCCGTAGGTACTTTGTACTTGGACGCAATACTTTCGCTGACAGTCATCACTTTTCTCCCGGAACCTTCAGTTTCATGGCCTTGGCATACTCGCGCATCTGCTTCCTGTCCTCAGCGCCAGGATGCGCGGCCCAGTCCTTGTTGAACTCCGTTTGGGCGACGGTGTTAGGTGTCGCAGATGCAGGTGCGGGCGGCTTGCCACCTTTTGTAATCTTGAGCGTCTCCCGCTCCACACCGGAGGCAATCTCCTCTTGGCGCTTGGCAACGCCGTCCATGTACGCTTTCATGGAGTTTTTGCCCCACCCAGGAACCGTTGCTTGCTGCCAATCTTGGGGGCTTGGGTACTGCGTCTCCAAGTTCTGACGAATCTCTTCAACAGCTTGTTGCTGCTCGGGAGTTCCGATCTTGGTGTACCGCAGAATCTCTTTAACGTGCTGGGCGGCGACGAGCGTCTTGTACACCGCCGACTGGGTGGTGTCTGCGGCTGTGATGGTGGTGGAATCATGCAACGCTTTGATGGCCGCTTGCGAGGGGTTGTAACCCGCCCGCATCAGCGACGCCACCGCGATGTCCAAACCCGTGGAAGAGGCAATGTAGGTGTTAGCCTCAGCCGGGGTTATACGCCGCGAGATGTTGTTCATGAAGGCTTTGTACGCGCCGCCGCCGGAGCGGATAGCATCCTGCGCGGCGGACATCTGCTGACCCACCGGCCCCGCCAGGATGTTCTCCAATTCCATCTGTGCCTGCCCAGCGTTAGACAGGATGTTGTTGGCCCGCATCTGGATGAGCGCCCCAACCTTCGGGTCTTTGTCGGCTTTTGCGGCAGCAGCCGCGAGGAGCGCGTCCATCCGCCGCTCTTGCATAGCCATCCGCCGCTCTTGCTGGGCTAGCTTCGCGTTGTCCAACCGCTCTTTACGCTTCTGCTCGGCGGTTTGGGGAAGTTCGTCGATACTGGTAGGAACGCCGTCCACCGTCGTCATCAGCCGGTCGCCGTGTATGGAGGTAGCCGTCGCGGGCTTCTTTCTCTTCCCGAAGTCTACTGTGCTGCCGTCAGCCCGGTAGCCGAAGAATCCGTCCGCGCTGTCCTGAACGCCTTGTATCTTGGTGGAGTCGTTGTACTCCTTCAGGTAGGGCAGCGCCCCGGCGGGGTCTCCTACCTCCAGTGCCGCCTTGCTGTACATCAACATTGCTTCCAGAGGCGTAGGTTCTCGACCCGGAACGGCAGGAACCAACTCTTGCGGGGGGACTGCGGGCGAACCCGGAACCACGCCCGACGGTTGCTGGGTCAGCAGGCCAAGCGCGGCCTGCGGGTCTACACGGCCCGTGAGCATGTCGTTGATGTTGTACCCATGGGTTTGCTCCGGCTGGCCGAACTGGTACTGCGACTGCGTGGCAGGGACGCCCTCGGACATTTGGGCCGGGGTTCCCCGCTTCATGGCAGCGAACATCTGCGCGTAACGCTCAGCCCGCTTCGCCTCACGCTCCGCTTGCGCCGTCTCGCGGTCAGCCTTCATCTGGTTCAGGCGGTTGGAGATGGTCATTTGCTGCTGCTTCACGGCGGCATCAGCTGCGTCGTTGAACGACTTCGACGGATTGAAGTTCGGGTCAACCGATAGCAGCGGGATGCGTGTGTCCAGATTCAAGGCCATAGCCTGCTACCTCGTTAGACCTTCTTCATTCCGGGGAAACGACCGGACTGGGCGTAAGTCCCACCCGCCCCGGACAGCGCGTCCAGCCCCTGCTGGAATGCCTGCGCCTTGGCAGCGTACTGGCTGGCACGAGCGTTGGCCGCTTGGCCGACGTTGCTGGCATACTGGCCTGCATAATTCTGCCCCAGACTGGACAACTGCTGGCTGGTGGTCTGGCCCGTATTGGACAGCCCAGCCAGCCGGTTGTAGATGCTGTCGCCGCCTTGCATGAACCGGTTGTAGGCGTTGGTGTACTCGTCAGCGGCGGCACCCTGGTTGTAGCGGGTGGCCTCCTTGACCATTGCGCCGGAGCCACCCAGACCACGGGCGTTGAGGGCGTTCATCAACCCACGGTTGCCCTGCTCCAGGCGGAACTGGTAGCCGGGGTCGGTCTCGAAATCCTGCTGGGTGAACCGGCGGGACAGTTCGCCACCCGGCTTCATCAGCGCCGCCAGTTGGTTGAGCGAGGTCTTGCCCTGTTCCATCCACGGCATCTGATCCTGACGGGACTGGTTGTACATGCGCTCCTCCATGGCGTTGGCCATGTTGGCAGCGTCCACTTGGGCCTGAGCGCCTTTCTTCGCGGCTTTGGCCGCTTGGTTGCCACCGAGCAGCGAGGATGCCACGCTGCCACCGAAAACGGCTAATGGGTTTGGCATGCTTCAAACTCCTTCAAGTATTCGCTGTAGCTCTCCCCGTACATTTCAAGGACTTGGGAGGCCCGCTGTGTGGCTAAAGTATAACCCACATCGCAGATCAACGCTTGCAGCACAACGTCGTAGTAGGAGGCCCGCCATACGAAGCTGACCTCCGTCACCATGCCGTTGCCTTCCAGGAAGTTCGCTGCCGTCCACTTGGCGATGGCGTTGGCGATAACCGGTGTGAGCGCATTGATGTTGTGCGTGAAAAAGGGGTGCGTGGCGTAGCCCACCAGGCTGTTGTTCACCAGCCGGTGGATGTCGCCCTGCGTCACCGGGTCGCCATCCGTGAGGTCGTCCAGCGTCTGGATCATGTCCCAGACGATGAGCAGCCAGTCCACCGCCGGGTGGGACAGGCCCACTGCCGTCAGTCGCTGGAACAGCGCGTTGCGATGCTCGTCCATCAAGTAACCTCGATGCCAGACATGTGCATCACGACTTTGCTGGCCGTGCCTGCAAGCGCCTGAACGAACGACCCCGAGGGGATGGTCTTACCCACCATCTCGGGGCAGGTATAGGTCTCCCCAGCGGCAAGGGACTTGGCGCTGATGATCATGTTGGCCGCAGATGCCGAACCCGCCAAGGGGACGATGTGAACCGTGACGGGGATGGCCCCGGCATCGGTGTTTGTCAGGGTGCAGTTGTCCACACGGCCCGTGCAGTTGCTGGCCGTATAGTAGGTAGCAGCCGACGCAGTCAGGTACTGCGCTGCGGTGAACTGCCTGAGATTTACTGACATTTGGAGTGTCCTCGGTAAGGCTAGGTTTTACGCACACCGGACATGAGAACGGCGTCTTGGAATTTGTCGTCCTGCGGGGGACGGGTTGCGTACAGTATCAGCGCATCGACCTGTTTCTGCAACTCCGACACGCGAGACTGTAACTGTGCAAGCTGTACAGATTGAAGCTCCTTGGCGAACTCACCGCCGCCGTCGGGGGCGATGAGCAGCGGGAGGCCTTGTGAATCCTTCTGCTGCTCGGCAACCGAGGGCAGGGCCGAGGCCGTGGCGGCTACAAGCGCCTCCCCATCCATGACCTGCCCGCCGGTCTCGCCCGTGACATAGGCGTACAGCCGGTAGAGCCAGGTGTACATGTCACGGGTGTTGGTGACGTTGCGCGGCGGCGGCGGCAGTTGGCTACTCATATGTAGTTCCCCACCTTGGCATCAATGTAAGCACCGATCAGCACCGTCCTGACTGGGGCAGACCCGCTGAGGCGAAACACCCGGTCGCGGGAAGACCCCAACCGGCTGAAGGTCACCATCGGCAGGTACTTGCCAATGACACCCATGCTGGCCTGCTTCTTGTTGCTCCAGGTGTGGCCTCCGTCGTCCGACCAGTCGAGGTATATCAGCGGGTCAGTACCGTCCTCCAGGCCCACACCGCGCTCCATGTTGATGCGGATGTCGGTGAAGAAGATGCGCTTCATGTCCTTGATGATGTGGGTCGTGGTGCGCTCCCAAGCGATGGGAAGCCCCCCGTCCGTGTAAACGTCGTGGTCAAGCGCCCAGATGACGCCCGACTCAAAGTCGCCCAGCAGATGCTCACCATCGGAGAACACATAGGCGTTGCCCCGGTCGCGCCCCTTGCCGTAGGTGCTACGGACGCTCCACGCCATCTCGGTATCTTTCACCGAGGCGTCGTAGACGAAGGTGACGCCGTCCGTGGGGAACGTCAGGACGTAGAACGTGTGGCCCGACTGCTGGTATGCGTAGGCCCGTGCGTCGTCAGTGCGGGTCAGTTGGCTGATGGCGTACTCGATGCCCCGATTGGAGATGATGAGCGGGCTGTATTGGTCAGCACGGTACACCACACCCTTACCCTGGGGCGACTGGCCTAGCCAGAAGATGGAGTTGTCCGCCTTGGCGGTTGAGTGCGGTGCCGCACATCCAACCTCCAGCACCGCGCCTTCACGGCGGGCGAAGGGGAAGTCAGCGGCTCCGCTGTTGTACCACACCTCGGTGGAGTACTCGCCGAACAGCCACAGTTCCTGGTGGTCGGCCACTACCGAGACCAACTTGTCCACGTTGGACTCGGCCATCGCGACATCGAGGCCGTCGTAGGAGGTGGCGTCGTACAGGTTGGAGATGTAGAACATTTGCGAGTCGGGCTTCACCAAGCAGATGAAGTTGTCCAGAAACGTGATGGACGAAGCCCCGTAGAAGGCGTCGTCCGTTATGGGTTCCAGCGTAACGCCGTTGGTGTACCACCCTCCCGAACCCGAGCAGATGACGCACACGTTCTGGTTGGATGCCATGACCACCGATTCTGGCGTGGGGAAGAGTATCGACCCCACAAGGGCCGAAGTCCCGTCTTCGCGGATCGCGTAGACCTCCTGCCCAGATACCGCGATGACGAAGCGGCCTTGGTAGTTCGACAGGCGGGCGAGGCCGTGGATCGGGCCGCTGCCAACGGTGGCCCACTCCACTTTACCCGGCACAAGGTACGCCGCGATGTTCGCTTCCTTTTCCGCCGCATCGAACTCCAGGAACAGGTTGACCAAGGTCTGGCTGTCCTGATTCACGCTGCCGCGACGGCTGTGTCCTCCAAGCAGGGGGATTCGCATATCAACCCCTCATGATCCGGGACAGGGACGACTCGGTCGTGCCACCGACCAGCAATGGGTCGAACTTGGCCGTAGGGAGTTGGTGGTTGGCCGTCATCAGCGTGTGCAACGAACTCCGGGCCATGCTGAGAAGCGTGGGCGACGGGTCAGCACCGTACTCGGCGCACAACTCCACCGCCAGGTTAGACCGGACGGCCTTGAGCCAGTTGGACGGGTAAGGCAACTCGGTGGCCAGCTCCAGGTCTACCGGAGGGGCTACCGTGTCGATGACCAGCGTCATGGACGACTCGGAGGGGTACGGGTACAGGATGATGGTGGACAGCGGGTAGCCGGGTCGAATGTAGAGGGTGGACGGTACACCACCCACAGCCTTCAGGCTGTTCTCCTCGAACTCCTCCAGCGCCGCGATGTTGAGCGTGTAGTCGATGCCGCCGTAGTTGACATGGGCGTGGTACAACGACACCGGGCGCGGGGTGTTGATCTCCCCGCCGGAGCCGATGGTGTAGGTCTGCTGCCCTGCGACAAGCGCCTTGCTCACTTGCGTCCACGGCATGGCCAGCAAGGGCTGGGAGGCCCATGTCTGGAGCATTTCGTTGAGGACTACCAGCGCATCTTCAGCTTGGTCAGCCGGGATAGAGTCTTCCGACGCAACCACCCCCGCCAGTTTGAGGGAGCGGCGAATCAGGTCAAATGAGGTCGTCATGGGCTACCTTCCGGCTTTTACGGGGGGCAGCGGGCTTCACAACGGCTTCGGGGACGTACACCTCCACCGGGGGCGCAGGAGTATAGACCGACCAGCCCAGGGTGATGTGCTTGTCGAGGTCGGTCTGAGAGTAAACGTGCATGTACCCGTGCTGCGGGTGCGATATACGGACAATCATACCAAGCTCCAGAATTAGGGAGTTCGCCGTCCTTGGCGAGGGGGTCTATCAGGCAACGATGCCGGTGGTCTTGAGCTTGGCCTCCAGATCGGCCAGACGTACTTGCAAGTTGATGATCACCTGCAACACGCCGATGCCATCAGCCGCGCTCGCAAAGCCGTACGGCGAGGTGTTGGTGATAGCAGCCCAGGTGGTGTCGTTGTTGTCGGCATCCGCCTTGGTCGCGGTGGCCACAGCCGCCGTGCCGAGGATGGTAGGCCTGACGACCGGGGTTGCGCCCCAGAAGCCGACCTTCTCAGTGGCAGACTTGCCAACCTGTGCGCCATCAGGCAGACCCGATGTGACGCTTTCGTATTCAACCGTAAGAGCGGTCATGTTCATATCCTCGCAAAGAATTTGTCAGGGGCGGTTCTCCCGCCCCGTACATCAGTTAGTCATACCTAATTCGTGATTCTGCATGCCCACTCAGGGCGCAGAGCAGCGAAGCCGTACAGGATGTCCATACGCATCAGCATCCGGTCGTTGATGATGTCAGGCGCTTGCCAGACACGCAGCGACAAACCTTCCTGCTCCTTGCGGGTACACATCATCTCGTTGCCCATCAAAGGCAGCGGGGCGGTGATGAACTGGAACGCTTCCTTGTGGTACATCAGGTTCTGGAGATAGCTGGTGGACGCAGCACCCACGAAGGTCACGGCCTTGGCGTTGAAGTCAGTCACCGCCAGGTTCGCACCAGTAGCCGAGGAGACGTTCTTGTGCGGGCCGGTCAGGTAGATCGTCGGGGAAACCGTGATCGTAGAGCTGGCCGAAGTAGTCAGGATGGTGAACTGCTTCAGGTGGCTGTACGCTTGTTTGGTTTCCGGGTGGCAGTCGTACACGCCAGCGATGGTGAACACCGAGCCAACCGCCGGGGAAGCGATCAAGGTGTGCATGTCCACGGTAGCGCCGCCATCGGTTACCAGTGCGTTGGCATCGGTGTTACCTGTAACGTCGGAGCTGTTGGTGTGGGCGTACATGCGCTCGTTTTCATAGAAATCAGCGCCACCAGTGCGGCCCATCATACCTTCGCGATACTGCTTCTGGATTTGGCTGGAGTCTTGGAACAAACCCTTCAGACCGTTGACCAGGCCAGCGGAGGTGACGGAGTCCAGTTGGACGTAGCGGTTGCCGTCCTGCGGAGCCAGATTCTGGTTGAGCTTGGCGCGGGCAGCGCCGATAGCAGCCAGATCGGTCGGAGGAGTACCGGCGGTACCCACCAGGTTGGACACGCGCTTGGTGCAGTAGGCGATGAAATCGGCTTCAATGGCGGACAGCAGGCCGTCAACAGCAGGCTCGATGTAGCGCTTGCTGAACGCACCGATGTTGTCCGGGGTGATCAGGGCCAGTTCGTCGCTGTTGAACGACATGTCCACGCCGTCCTGCGTTGCAACGGTGATGGTCTGGCTGATTTCACTCTGGGCCTGGGCATCGAGGATGCGGGAGCCTTGACGACGGGTGTACTTGTTCGGGGACATGACGCGCAGGGTAGCGCCATGCTTGGGGTCACCGGAGAAGCTGGCGTCGTATTGACGGTCAACCGTGCCGATGAAGGCCAGTTTTTCATGCGCGATCTTAAGGGCTTCGCGGGCCACGAGGTCTGTTACGACAAAATCATTACCGGCCATGATGGGCCTCCTACGATAGGGTTAGGCGCGCCGCCTTCCGGCAGCAATGTCCTGGGCATTACGGAACTCGGCGTACTCCTTGGCCGTCATGTCCTTCACGGACTTCTGGCCTGCTGCCCCTGCGCCATTCAGCCGTGGGGCTGGGGCGGGAGCCGGAGCGCGTACCGGTGCTTTCTGCGCCAGTTTTCGCGACACTTCAAAAAGCGCGAACACCTGCTCCTTCTCAGGAAGGTTGGATATCCGATGCAACTCGGCGACGTTCTTGGCCAGATGGTAGCTGACCTGGGGGCCATCCTCCATCCGCAGGATCGTATCGACCACGTTCGGCTTCAGCAGCACTTGCGGGACTGACTCAATCGCCGCCTGGAAGTCCGGTGTGGACTCCTGGAAGGCATGCGCCCGTTCCGTGTACGTCTGAACCCGCTTCTGGACTTCCTGCTCCTCACGCTGCTGCTGGGTAAGCTGCTGCGCTTGGGCCGCTCGGTCGGCCAGCTTCTTGTCGGCCAGATACTCAACCTTGGCCTCAAGATACTCGTCGTAGTCGTCGAAGTTGCTGATATCCGGTTCGGTCAGTTGCGAGGCTTGGGCTTGCGCGTCTCGACGCTCAATCTCGGCCTTCAGTTGTGCAACCGTCTCCACCAGTTCGTACTTTTGCTTCGTCAACGTGTTGAAGCGTTTCCTGACGCCTTTTGGCACTCCTGTCTCAGCGTGGTCACCCTCGCCCTCTTCAGGGAGATCGGAGCCATCGTCCTCGATCTCGTGCAAGTCGCTGTCAGCGGTTGCTTCTACCGTCGCTGTAGCCGGGGCAGCAATTTCGGCCATTGTCGCGCCAGTGGCGCTGGTTTCCAACTCAGACATCGCTTAACTCCGTCACCGGATTGGCTGGGCCGACGTATCGGCCCCGCATCATGCGGAAAATGCCGCAAGCCATTCACTACGATGATAGCCCTAGACTATCAACATATCAAGATGCCGCGATATTACCCACGATCCTGATACACAATACTGCTTTCCGCCATCACGGTGGCCAGGATGTCGACCCCCGCAGTCCAGTTGGACGGGGTGAACGACATCGAGCTGATGGGGTTGGACACCTTGAACGCCTTCAACGCCGTCGGGTCTACGTTGACCGCCACGCCGAAGGTATCCAGCAGCGATTCGCTGGTTCCGTCGAAGGGTGTCACCGCCACGGCGGTCGTACCAGCGGCTGGCGTACCGGAAATCAGCTTGAACGACACAAAGTACTCCCCGCACAGCGGGTCTTGGATTTGCAAGGTCTGCGTCCCACCGGAGGTGGTAAGCACTTTCTTGCCTACGACGTTAATGCTCATTGTTGAATCTCCTGCGGGGTGAGTTGCGGGTCGGTGGGGTCTTGCTCCCCCTCCGGGACACCTTGATCAATTACGGGCGGCATCAAGCCGGTGAGAGTGGCGTCTGCGTTTATTTCACCGCCCGCCCCCTGAATATTTCCCATTTCGGGCATTCCGCCGCCCATTTCCGGGTTTATTCCGCCCATCATGGGCGAATTGCCTTCCATCTCGGACTCGCCTTCGTCATCCTCCGGCCCCATGTCCTCCAGCGACGGCGCGGACGCCGCTTGCTGGGTGATGGCCTGGATGATGTGGCCGGATACCTGCTCGGCGAGAGCCGCCGTGTCGGGGTGTTCCAGCTCCAGCTTGTAGGCGTCGATGGCGGCGCGAACGTCGATCTCGTACTGCTTCAAACGGCGATCTTCGTCCTTGTCCTCCAGATCATCCATCGCCTTCTTCAGTTCGCCCTGCAACTGCTCGACCAGCTGCTTGCCTTGGTCGATCATCTGCTGGACTTCCGGCGGTATGCCACTGCCGTTCTCGTCCTGCTCTGCTTGCAGTACCTGCGGGGGCAGCATGGCGTGGAGACGTTTCTCGATGGCTTCAGCACCCGGCCAGTCCATGTTCTTGGCAATCAGGTCGGAAATCAGCCCCGCCGCAGCCGGGACGGCCTGGACGAAGGAAATCATCGACTCGGCGGACTCGATACGCTTGGTGGCGTAGCTAGGGCCGACATTGACCACCAGGTCATACCGGCCTGCAGTCAGGTCGTTCTCGATCTTGGGCGTTCCGTCCGGGAGGCGGGTCTGCTGGTTGATCTTCATCAACTTGCGGCTACCATCTTCCCCCATGATCTGGATGACACGGGCCGTGTTGTAGCGTTTCGGGATGAGGTCGAGCAACACACGCCCAGAATAGCGGATGGCGCGGCTCAGGTTGTCGATGTAGGCAAAAGTCGAGGTGTCGCCCTCACGCTGACGGGCCAGGATGGCCCTGCCGGAGGTTTCGTTGCTTGTTTCGCCCAAGGATGCCGAGTGGATGCCGGTGGTGGACTTCATTTCGTCCACGGCCAGCAGCGCACCGCGCTCAAACGAGGCGTCCGCCATACCGGCGTTCAACCGGCTGGGGATGGGCGCGTCCGGGACGGCGTTGTACGGCAGGTAGGGGATGTTCCCCTGCAATGCCTTGATCCAGTCCTTCTCATTGCCTGAAATCTGCTCCAGCGTCACCAGTACCGGGCTGCGTGGTGTCAGCGCCTTCGCTTCGGTGTCCAGGGTACGCCAGTAGTTGTACATGCGCTGGGGGTCTTTGGCGAATCGGGTGATGCCGCGCAGGGTGCGCTTGCCATCCACCAGCGATTCCTTGCCCTGGACGCCCACAATCGGCAGGTAAATGCCGTCGTAGTCGTCCTTGCTCTCCAGAATCTCGGCCCCGGACAGGATGTGCATGCACACCTTGACCTTCTTGACCTCGCGCTGGGCCACAATACCCAGCCCAAGGCCTTCGGCAGCGGTCTTGTCCTCCGTAACCGACCCGTCGTCGAGCAGGTACAGGGTCGCCGTGGTGTATTTTTTGTACCAGTACTCGGCAACCTGGATGCTGTCCCCCTTCACCCACCCCTGCGCCATCGTCCCGGACTCAAATGCCGTGACATTGGCCTTCGGCCACTTGGCCTCGTAGGTGGCGCGGGGCATGACATCCAGCACGAACACATATTCAGCGTCGGAATAGTCCGGCTGGATGGCAGCGGGGTCAAAAATCACGTTCAGCGGGTCAACAATGCGCCGGATGACGAGGTTCTGGTCGAAGGAATCGCTAGACACATACTCCGAGTCGATGCGCCAGGCCCCGAACCCGTGGCCAGCCGTGTGTTCGATGGCCGTATCGTAGGCGTAGTCCGCATTGGACTCCGTCTCGATGCTGCGGATCAGGCCGTTGTAGATGTCCGCAATGGCGTTGTCGCCATCCTCAGCGGGATGCACCTTGATGGTGGGCTTGTTCTGCCGCGCATCCCCGACCACTTGGTCGATGAACGCCGGTAGCCGGTTGATGGTCTGGATCGGGCGTTTGGCATGCTCCCGCGACTCGCGTATTTCCGTTGGCCACTGATCCCCGGCGAGGAATCGCTGGTCGTCCTTCATCACCTCACGGTTCTCCTTGAAGGCTTCAAACGCCTCCGAGTACCGCTTGAGTGCCTTGTCGAACTCAGGGTCTTTGTTGCTCTTCATGTCAGTTCATCCAACCGTAGCGGGAGGTAAGGCCAAAGTCCAAGGATACCACGTTGTTGGCGCGGGGCCGAATGGACTGTAACCCCCGGCCTATCATTCCCATGACATCCACCGCATCGTCGTGCGCCCCTGCCGGGAAGCGCAGCATCTGCGTCTGGATGTCGCCCTTCCACGGCGCGTTGGCCGGGAAGTAGAGCTTGCCCATGCTGGCCAGCGCCTGGATGCCTCTGGCGCGGGACTCCTTGTCGCCAATGGAGGTCAGCCACTCGATCCGGCACATGGCGTTGCGCTCCTGCATCCGCCGGTTAAGGAACGGCTCGATGGAGCGTCGGATCGGCCCTGCCTCCCCGAACCAGAGCTTGGGCGTATGTTTTATGATCAGGTCGCACTTGGCGTTGATCCACACATCCGCCGAGGTCTGTCCCCGCCACCAGTCCAGGATGTAGATGTTCCCGTTCTGGTCAACGCCGAATACCCCGTGTTCCGTCCAGTCACCGCCGCCGGAGGTTACCGCATAGTCACTGGCCCCGTAGACGGTCAGGTTCTTGGGCAGGGTCTGGTAGTCGGCCAGCCACTCCTTCTTGAAGAACTCCCCGTCGTCCGGAACCGGGTTCTGCTGGTACAGGCTGTTCCAGTCGCGGGCGGGCAGCACGGCCCGTATCTGCTCCAACCGATCCAGCGGATACCACTCCGGCCACAGCGCCTCGTTGTCGTCGTTGATCGCGGGCAGGTTCAGCACCTCCCACTTGTCGCCCCCGTGCGCCTGCGCCGCCAGCAACCGCCCCGACAGGTCATCGTCGTGCCACCGTGTGCCGATGACGACGATGGCCGCACCGGGCATCAACCGGGTGTATAGCGTCGAGGTGTACCAGTCCCACACCCGGTTGCGGGTGAGTTCGCTGTCCGCCTCCTGGCGATCCTTGAACGCATCGTCGATCAGCGCAATGTCCGCGCCTCGCCCGGTGATGGCCGTGCCGACACCCGCCGCGATGTATTGCCCACCGTTGTCCGTGTGCCACTTGTTCGCTGCCCGACTGTCCTGGGCCAGCGCCACGTTGAACAGCCGGGGGTATTCGTCCGCCGCGATGAGGTTACGCACATCCCTACCGAAGTCGGTGGCAAGGTCGCTGTTGTACGACGCCGAGATGATCTGCTTGCCGGGGTTGCGCCCCAGATACCACGCCGGGAACATCCGGCTGGCAATCTGCGACTTCCCGTGCCGGGGTGGCATCGCGATCATCAGCCGCTTTATCTCGCCGCGCTCCACCGCCTCCAGTTTTTCGCAGATGAGCTTGTGGTGCGCCGCCGCCGTGTAGGACGGCATGACGTAGGTGATGAACGGCAGCAGGTTCGACCGCGCCAGCCGCCGGTTGAGCAACTCGTTGGCCGCTTCCTGCGGACTGGGCGGGGTCAGTTGGCTGGCCATCAGCGGCTACCACCCCGGCGATTGTTCCAGTCCCGGAACTTGGGCCACAGCAGGACGATCTGTAGAACGGTGTACACCAGCGTTGCCAGCAGCACCCAGTCCTGCATCGGATGCCCCGCCAACGCGAAGGCACTCACCACCACCGGAGGTGCGGTCTTCGCTGCACCTACCACCACCCCCACGGCCAACTCATGGCCCTTGTCGATAAGTTGTTCCGCACCACCCATGAGCTGTTTCATTTCCCGTCGCCCTCGGTGGCGCTGGTGGTGCTGGCCGTGGGCTTGGGCAGCGTACTGTCCTCCGGCAGGAGCAACTTCACCGCCCCGCTGACCCCCGCAAGGGCAGTCAGGTACACCGCATAGGCGGGCAGGGCCGGGGACAGCGCCAGTGCGGCCATGCCGATGGCCGTCCAGGTGGATTGCCGCGCAAGTCGGCCCTTGATGTGTGAAAGGGTTCTCTTACTCATGGGATACCCCCGGTGTCTTTCCGTTGGCCGTGAAGGTCAGCACGTCCCCGCGAGGGTTGTGCTGCGTGAATGAGATATGCACCCAACGCCCATACTCCAGGATAAGTTGGTCGAAGGGGATGTGGCTCTCCGCGATGCACAGGGCTACGGCCATCGGAGAGCCGAATGCCGGCGCGATGAAGTCCACGGCCTGCCCTAGCATATGCTGGGAGCGTTTCGAGCCGCCAACGGCCTCGTTGACCCGTGGGGAGCGATATCCGCTCGACACCAGCACCGGTGCTCCGAGCAGCGACCGCACCCGGTCGAGCTGGATGGCCGTGTAGCGCAGGCTCTCCAGCGCCCGCTGGTCGGGTTCATTGTTCATGCCGTAACGGGCGGCATAGTCGGACACCGTCAGTTCGTCCTGCGTGAAGTAGGTGGATAGCCTGACTGGCTTCGTTGTGGACATGGCGCTTCCCCCCGGCGGTTGCCCCAAGTCTACACCAAGTCGTCCAGCGATTCCGAGGGGCTGTCGAACGGGAGCGAGAGCTGGTCGTCGTCCGCCGGGTGGAATGTCCGGGTGTCGAGCGGCTCGGCGTCGGTGGCGTCGGTAGCTGGCTCATGCGCCAGGTGTTCGCGAATCCGATGCGTGATCTCGCGGGGCTTTCCGCCGAGTGCGTCACCCAGCGCCAGTCGCGCCAACTGGTCGTCCGTCAGTTCCGTCGCATTGGCCACGCGCAGTGGCCCGCCGTCCGCCCCCGTCAGTTGCTGCTTCACATCGCTACGCTCCCGGAAACGCTCAGGCCGGTGCGCCCGCAGCAGGAACATCGCCATGCTGTCGCTGTACTCCGTCACCTCTCCGCACTGCTCCCCCTTGTAGAACACCGGCTTCTCGACACCGAGGAAGGCGCGTTGCTGGGCGAGGTACTCAAGGTCGTCCGCCGCTTCCTCCATCGCCTCCTCCCAGCGTTCCGCGAAGACCGGGTCTTGGTTGCGGAGGTTGATGAACCACTGGCGCTTGCGGCCCAACTTCCGGGCGGCAATCGTAGGGTTCGCCGTGAGGGCAAGTTCGGCGATGAACTGCGCCTGCAAGTCCTGGACTTGGCGGTCAGTCATCTGGTTCAGGGCCAAGTGGCCGGTGGCAGGTAGCGTCATGTCTTTCACCGTGGGGTATCGGTTGGAGTTGCACCGTCGGCAGGTTGCCGTCGTGGTGACATGATAGCCCTTGACCGGTGTGGGGTCAAAGGTGTAGGTGCGCGGGTAGCTGTGTTGACACAGCTCTGGGGGTGGTCGTATTTTTCTGCGACTTTGGACGGGGGAGGTTAGGTACTTAGCTGTGGACGGGGGTGCTGTTGACACATTTTGAGGTTCGCTGTTTTCTGATGCGGGATGGGGGAGAGTCCGACACGCGCCGCGACACGGACGGATTTTACCGCACCCCTAGGCCGGGGGGGGTACCTGCCTGCCTGCCTGCCTGCCTGCCTGCCTGCCTGCCTGCCTGCCTGCCTGCCTGCCTGCCTGCCTGCCTGCCTGCCTGC